GGGCGATAGCTGCGAGATCATCCGTGCCATTCCCGGCGATAGCATTGGCTTTGGCATCCACTCACCGCCGTTCGAGGGGCTTTATAAATTCTCGAATTATGACCGAGACATATCCAACAATGACGGCCCTCAATTCTGGGAGCATTACGCATTTCTCATTCAAGAACTTCTGCGCGTGACAAAGCCGGGGCGCATCCATGCCGTTCATGTGATGCAGCTTCCAATGTCAAAGGTGCGGCATGGCCATATCGGTATGCGCGATTTTCGCGGCGAGGTCGTGCGCGCATATGAGGATGCCGGCTGGATTTTCCATAGCGAGGTCTGCATTTGGAAAGACCCTGTAGTGGCTCAGCAGCGCACCAAGTCCATTCGGCTGCTGCACAAGCAGATTGTCAAGGATAGCACCATCAGCGGGCAGGGGTTGGCCGACTATATTCTGTCATTTCGCAAGCCCGGCGATAATGCCGAACCTGTCAATCTATGCTTTGATCGATATTCCGGCACCGATGAGCCAGACCGCGCCAAATACACAACCCCCACTGATGGCCGCAACTGGTACAGCATCGAAGTTTGGCAGCGTTACGCATCGCCGGTATGGATGGATATTAATCAGACACGCACACTGCAATATCGTGGTGGCCGCGATGAAAAGGATGAGGTGCATATCTCGCCCTTGCAACTGGACGTTATCGAGCGGTGCATTGATCTGTGGTCAAACCCCGGCGACACGGTTTTAACGCCGTTTCTCGGCATCGGCAGCGAGGTTTATTGCGCAGTCGAGATGGGCCGCAAAGGCATCGGCATTGAATTGAAGCCGTCCTATTTTGCGCAGGCCCGCAAGAACATCGAAAAGGCTGGCGCTGATATGGGTGGCTTGTTTGGGGCAGCCGCATGAACCCCAAACACTACCAACTGCGCATCAACCCCAGCGACGGCGCAATCCACCTCGTGATTGCCAAGCCGGGGCAGGGTGTAAAGCGCATCCGCGATATGACCGAGGAGCTGCTGTGGTGCCTGTGCGCCGACATTTCCGCCGCGATTGATGAGGACCGGGCTTGCGAGGTTATCGAGCGCGAGGTTCGTTTCAGCGATGGCATGGCGTGCAAGGTTAGCGTGGCGCTGGTGAGCCTGCCCGATTGGGAAAAGCGGGCGCGGATCGATGCGGAATTTTTGGGGGAGGTGGCGTGAGGTATCTCAGTGTTTGCAGCGGCATCGAGGCTTGCTCTGTCGCTTGGCAGCCCCTCGGTTGGACGGCTGCTGGCTTCTCCGAGATCGAGCCATTCCCCCGCGCGGTCCTGCAAGAGCGTTTCGGCGCGCAAGCTGTAGATTGGGATCATCGCCATACCCCGCAATCCAATCTCCTGCCGCTGTTCGGCGACTTCACCAAAATCGAGGCACACCATGTCGGGCCAATTGACCTTCTTGTCGGCGGAACCCCCTGCCAAGCCTTCTCTGTCGCAGGAAAGCGCCTCGGACTGGATGACCCGCGCGGCCACCTCACACTTGAGTTCCTGGCGCTGGCTCGACGCCTTCGCCCCCGCTGGCTTCTATGGGAGAACGTCCCCGGCGTCCTGTCAGATGACAAAGGACGGACATTGGGCACCTTCCTCGGGATCGTGGGGCAACTCGGGTATAGTGGATGCTACCGGGTGCTCGACGCTCAGTTTGTGCGAGTGGCCGGGTTCGGCAGGGCCGTCCCCCAGCGGCGGCGTCGTGTGTTCTTTGTCGGACATCTTGGAGACGACGCCCGTGCCTTCCCGGTACTATTTGAGCCAGAAAGCCTGTCTGGGCATCCTGCGCCGCGCCGAGAAGCGGGGCAAAGCGTTGCCCCAACAATTAGCGCACGCACTAAGGGCGGTGGCGGGCTTGGTACTGACTTCGACCTTGATGGGGGACTGATCTGCGCGGACGTTGCCCCCACCTTGAACGCCGCTTTCGGCGACAAGCTGGGCCTTGAGGATCAGCATATTAACGGGGGGGATTGTTTGTCACCACCTGTGGCGAACTGCCTCACGGTGCGGATGCACAAGGGGATCAACACTACCTGCGACGAAGGCCAAACGCTGATACCTATCACCGGGGGTGTCTTCGATGTTGCTCATACACTGAAAGGCGATGGCTTCGACGCGAGCGAGGATGGGACAGGGCGCGGGACACCGATAGTGCCCATCGCATTCCCCGAGCGTATGTCTGGCACCCAATACGCCAGTACCGAAAACCTTGCGCCTGCGCTGTGTTCGGTTAACCCCACCGCAATTGCCTTTTCATCCAAGGATCATGGCGCGGATGCTGGCGAGATTTCGCCAACGCTGAGAAGCATGGGCCACGATGGCATCCATGCAAACGGTGGCGGGCAGGTCGCGGTAGCGATTCAAGCTGGTGCGCTGCGCGAGAACCCCGCGAGCGGGCCGGATGGCGTCGGCGTGCAGGAGGGCATCAGTTATACGCTTGAGGCGCGTCAAGAGGTGCAGGCGGTCCGGCATGGTTGGGCCGTGCGCCGCCTGACGCCTCGGGAATGTGAGCGCTTAATGGGGCTGCCCGATGGGCATACTGCTATCACCTACCGCGGCAAACCCGCAGCTGACGGACCACGCTATCGCGCCATTGGAAATTCAATGGCAATCAACTGCATGAGGTGGATAGGTCTAAGGATTCAGTGGGCAGATAACGTCCACTCTCAGGGTCAAACTGAACAAGCCCACGGGCGATCAAACCAAACGCAATCATCTCAAGTGAGCGATGCGCCAAAGCATGATCAGCGGGGGAATTGAACACATGCAGATTCTCTCGATCATTGTTCAACGGATTACCGTCAATGTGATGGACGATCTGTCCGGGCTTGGCATTGGCTACTTTCCGATGCTCCCACTCCCGGCGACTTCGCTTCGTCCCATCACGCAATCCATGAGTTTTGGATGCAATCGAATGGTGCCGGTCAGACCTCTCAACGGATGGTCCGGCGGGATCAGTTTTGGTAATTTCATTCACCGGGCAAACCATCATGTAGCCGCGCCGCATATGCTGCCCATTAGGGACCGACCCAACTTTTTGACGATCGGCAAAGAGCGCATCGCCGTGCTTCCTGTCCATTTGATAATGTCGCCAGCACATTTCTTTCGCCACCGCAGGGCGGTCGCAGTGAACGCACGATCTACCGATGACTCTGCCGCCCCAACGGTAATCGGCAGACCCATGCTTTTGCAGCCGCTTGTAATGCATCAAACAGAAGTCGTGCGCGGCATGTTTGCGGCCGCAGCCATCAATCGAGCATATCCGGTTCTTAGTTGGCGGCGCCATAAATCACTCCATATTATTGCCGATAATATTGCACGGTTCAATAATATAGGCAACCAAATGCGGATTGATTGGGCCGACAAGGCCGCAGAGGAAGGGAGCGCCGCCGCATGAGATGGCCCCAGCTTATGAAGCGCCGGACGGTGCTGGAATATTTGGAGGTGGTATGACGGCACCTGCACGATTTACCCAAGCCGACATCAAGCGCGCAACCTCTGGCGTCCTCTCTGCTGGCGTATCGATTGCCAAAATCACTATAGACCCACGCGGGCGAATCGTGATTATCCCCGGCACACCGAAAACCAAGGACGGGGAAAACGAATGGGCCGACCTCGAATGAACCTCCTGCTGCCCAAATATGCGAGCGAGTTTGCCGATCGACATGGCAGACGGCGCGTGCGTTTGAGGCGGACGGGCTGGCAAACGGTCTATACCCATGCCGAACCGGGCACGCCGGAATTTACCGAGGCATACCGAGAATGGGAAACTGGCGCAAAGATTGTCACTGGGCTGGCGCGCATTAAGCAGGGCAGCTTTGATGACGTTATTTCAAAATTCTATCGCGGGCAGGTTTGGGCCGATCTAAAGCCAGTCACACAGGAAACCTATCGCGGCATCCTAGAGCGTTTCCGCAAGATCTATGGCGACCGGAGCGCGGCGACCATGACGGCACGGCATATCTCGACGCTGATGGTCAACATGAAGGAAACGCCAACCGCCGCGAACAATCTGAAAAAGCGGCTCGCCCAGATATTCGATTTTGCAATCATGCTTGGCCTGCGCACCGATAACCCGGCGCGTGCCGTGCGGACGCTTAAGGTCCGGGACGGGGGCTATCCTACATGGCAAGAGGAACAGATCGAACAATTCGAGGCGCATCATGCCCTAGGAACCATGCCACGGCTCGCCTTTGACCTTGCGCTGCATACCGCCCAACGCAAATCAGATATACGCCTGATGGGGCCCCAGCATGTCATTCGCGGCAAGATCACCGTGAAGCAGCTAAAAACCAAGAAAGAGATTTTCATCCCCATCCACCCGAACCTTGCGCGATCAATCGCGGCCACCCCATCGGGCCATCTAGCCTATGTAGTGAGCAGCCGTGGCGCACCATTCACGGCAGACGGTTTCGGCATGTGGTTTATGCGTCAGTGCCGCGCCGCAGGGCTTGAAGGTTTTTCAATGCATGGCCTTCGCAAAGCGGCATCGCGGCGGATGGCCGAAGCTGGATTGTCCAACCAGCTTATCAAATCGATCACCGGCCACACCAGCGATTCGGAAGTGGCGCGGTACACGCGCAAGGCTGATCAAGAGCGCATGGCCGATCTGGCTGGCGAGATTATGGCTAACCTTGGAAAACCTGATTTGGCTAACAAATCTTAAGCTATTGCAACATGGAGGAAAAATAATGGTTGTGGTGGGCCCGGCAGGAGTATATTGTACCCCTGCAAACAATAGCATGGTTTGGCTAGCGGCCCTAAAATGGGCAACGCATTTCCGCCAGTCCTGCGATTTTTTGGCTAACCAAAACGGCCCGATGAAGCGTTCGAGCGCGACACCGGGCCTGACCGCAAGCGAATGGAGTTTCGCCCATGGCTAAGGCCACTGTAGCGTTTAATATACGCCGTGATCAACAGCACCATTCGGAAATGGTTCTGGCTAAATCAAAGACATATCATGGGCCCGCTTCTGACTGTTCCCCAGAAGAGATCATGGCCGAAGCCCCCAAGCCATCCGTCAACGCCCTGCGCGCCCACGCCCAAATGATGAGCCTGTTTGCCGTGCTGGGCATCCCCGTTTCAACCGCCGTAGTGATCGACAAGGACGGCGTTCGCGTGTCGCTTCCCATCAATGCGCAGCCTGACGATCAAGGAGAAGTAGCATGACCCATCCTTCCACAATCGCCTTGGTCTTGGGGGTGCGGGTATGAGCGCGATCGAATGGGGCGCGGGGACCGATGGGCCTTGGGTTATTGTCGAAACCCCAGACTACGCTGAGATACGCAGCGCCAACAATACCTCTCCAGTGGCGCTTGTTGGCATCTCCACGGCGGACGCCCGCGCCATCGCAGAAGTGCCCGCCATGGTGCATTTCATCCGCCAGATTGAGGCGGGGTATCGCAATAAGGCTGTTGGTTCTGTCGAACGTGAAGTGAGCTCTATTGCCCGCGCTATCTTGGCGAGGGTGGATGGGAGTGGCCATGCCGATCAGACCTGAAAACCGCGCGCGATACCCAAAGGACTGGAAGGCTATAAGCCTGCGCATCCGCAATGAGCGAGCCGCCAGTCAATGTGAGTGCAATGGCGAATGCGGCGACGATCATGGCGAAAGATGTACGGCGCTCAATTATGAGCCTCATCCGATCACGGGGAGCAAGGTAATCCTGACTGTCGCGCATTTGGATCATACGCCAGAAAACTGCGGCGATGATAACCTGAAAGCCATGTGTCAGCGGTGCCATAATAAATATGATGCGCCCATGCGCCGTAACGGCATCCGTGAGCGCGCATTTTCAAACCAAATCCAGATGTTTGATGGGAGTGAGGGCAATGGGTGAAGCTATGGACACCGATGTTATCGTACTGGTGCGCGATGGAGATCTAGATCGTAAGCCGATGCTTTATGCTTGCCCTAAGTGCGGGTCTGTTCACTCGCCAAAAATCTATCTGGCGCCAGAAGATGTCCAGCACGCAACGGCGCGTGAAGCAGCGGCCAACTGCTACAATTGCCGCACTCACGACACGTGCAGGCATTGCGGATGCGAGACGCCTAAGGGCTGGCTTGCATGCCGCGAATGCCGAGACGCGCAAGATACGTGTCCCCGCGCCCGCAGGAGGAAAAGACCATGGGTGAGTGGCAGGACATTGCGAGCGCGCCGAAGGGGTTACACGATGGACAAGGTTGATGTGATGCAAGCGGATCGTGACGCGGCGGCTGATTATCTAGCACTGATTGCGCCAACCATGAGGAAGCGTCGAAGCGCGGAACGGCGCTTGCCAGAGCCTTCGCCCGGATCGGCGCAACAGAGGAGGAAGTGTGATGAGCGCGGTTATCAAAATGGATCATCTCGCAGGGACTGGTATTGAGCGGGCATGTGAGGACGCTTGCCGTGTTGCCAATCTGCTGGGTGTTGGTGTCGAGTTTGCATTTAACGGCGTTCGTTGTTTGGCATGGCCGCAGGGGTCGAGCGATGACCTCGCTGACAAATGGGATAAAGAGTTGGGACGCAAACTCAAAAGTCCCCGCGATAGTCGGTTCTGCGTGACGTCGCCGGAAACCGCTGCTGTTTTCTTGCGCGAGCAACAGAGGAGGCTGCCCGATCAGCATATTGCCAAATTAGACGATGCCAACTTTGCAGACATCGCCCGCGCCGCCATCAAGGAAACCCGGTCATGAGCCTATCGGAAGACGTGCAAGACTTGGCGATGCACTGCAAGTGCGGCCACGATGGCAACTGCGTTCATTGGCGGGCGGTTAAGGCGATCCGTGCCGCCGATACTATGGCAGAGGCGCTGGAACAACTGGCCAAGCTCTACGAGACAGAGGCGGATTATTTCAATCCGTTCAATGTTAAGGAAGTGACAAGTTCCCACGAAGCCCTAGCCGCCTACCGCGCCGCAACGAAGGGGGAAGGGTGATGGACTATTTTGAGCATAGCAGGCGCATAGACGCTCAGCGAGAATTGGAATCGGCGGGAAAAGTCGCTGACAGTATGGACGTAAGATTGGCGCTATTGGCGCGGGTCCACGCTGGGGAAATAACCCTCGCCGAAGCCCAATCGGAACTTGCCATTCAGAATGGAGCGTGATGGAACGCGATGGGATATTTACGGCTTGCGCGTGAGCGCGAACCAAGGTATTTACCGCCTGACGAATTATGCCCGGGGCCCTAACAGGCTGCCGGGCTTTTTCGTTTTCAGGCCATGAAACGGCGTATTTCCGCCAATTCTAGCATAACCCTTCGAAAGGATGGTGATCCCGCGTCTCCCGTGTGAGCGGCGAATGGATCGCCATGCATCACGCGCGGTAAATTTATTTTGACCCGGCGATGCATCCGCGCGCGTCGCCGGGTCCGCTGACGCTTGCACGAGGCATCGACATGGCAAACGGGCTGACAGAGCGGGAAGAAAAGTTCCTACATGCGATGCTGCTTGATCCGACAAGCCCGACTGAATGCTACATCAAGGCGGGGTATAGCCACAAAGCCGCGAAAACCGGTGCGCATCGGTTAATGAAAAAGCCTTTCATTGCGGCAGCATTAGCTAAGGCGCGCGATGAACGATCCGCGCGCACCAACATCGACGCTGACAAGCTGCTGATGCAGTTGGACGCCGAGGCATTCGCCGACATTGGCGACCTATTCGACGATGATGACACCCTCAAGCCAATCAGGCAATGGCCCAAAGTGTGGCGCCAAGGCTTGGTCGCAGGCATCGATGTTGAGGAGCTATTTGAAGGCCGGGGCGAATCCCGCGAGAAGATCGGCCGCGTGCGTAAGATCAAGCTCACCGACCGCACCCGTATCAAGGAATTGCTGGGCAAGCACGTCAATGTGCAGGCCTTCAAGGAGAGGGTCGAGCATGACGCCACCGAGCGGCTGGTCGATCTGATCGCCAAGAGCATGCAGCCGCGTGAGTGATGTTGCTGTCGATGCATTGCGTCGCTGGCGCGAGCATCCGACTACCATGGTCCGTGAACTGTTTGGTGTGCAGCCGGACGCTTGGCAGGAAGAGGCGCTAGAGGCGTTCCCTCACAATCCGCGTATTGCCATGAAGGCCTGTGCTGGACCGGGCAAGACGGCCCTTTTAGCATGGATCGCATGGAACTTCATGCTGACCCGTCCGCACCCCAAGATCGGCGCGACATCGATCAGTGGTGGCAACCTCAAGGCGAACCTTTGGGCCGAGTTGGCGAACTGGCGCCAGCGGTCGGAATTGCTCAAGGCGCAGTTTGAGCAGACTAGCACCGAAGTTTATCACCGGGAACACCGGGAGACGTGGAAGATCGAGGCTCGGGCATGGGCGCAGGATGCCAATCCGGAGCAGGTTGGTAACGCGCTGCGCGGCCTCCATGCCGATTACGTGATGTGGTTGCTGGACGAATCGGGTGCCTATCCTGATGCCCTGTTGCCGGTTGCCGAGAACATCTTCGCCGGCTCGCCTAAAGAGGCCCATATTGTTCAGGCCGGAAACCCAACGCATCTATCGGGGCCGCTCTATCACGCTTGCACCAAAGCCACCGACATGTGGCACGTCATCACGATTACCGGTGATCCCGACGATCCAATGCGCAGCCCGCGCATATCGATCGAACACGCCCGCAACCAGATCAAGCAATATGGCCGCGACAACCCGTGGGTCATGGTCAACATCCTCGGCCAGTTCCCGCCGTCCTCGCTGAATGCCCTGCTGGGCGTCACGGATGTCGAGAAGGCGATGGGCCGGATGTACCAAGAGCATGACATCACCCGCGCGCCCCGTGTGCTGGGAGTCGATGTTGCCCGCGAGGGTGATGACAAGTCGGTGATCTTCCCGCGTCAGGGCTTGGTAGCCTTCAAGCCGAACATCATGCGCAACGTCAATTCGATCCAAGGCGCCGGGCAAGTGGCCCGCGTGTGGAACGATTGGAACGTGGATGCGGCATTCATCGACAACACCGGCGGCTTTGGCGCGGGATGGATCGACCAGCTTCGGATGCTCAACCGGCATGCCGTGGGCGTGGGCTTTGCTGAGCGCGCCGAGGACAAGCGGTACGCCAACCGGCGGGCTGAGATGTATTTCCGCATGGCCGAATGGATAAAGGGTGGCGGCGCGTTGCCGAACATACCCGATCTGATCGGCGAATTGATCGAGACGACATACACATTTCAGGGTGACGCCCTGCTGCTTGAGCCCAAGAAGGTGATCAAGGCCCGGCTGGGCCGCTCGCCTGACTTGGCGGATGGCCTTGCACTGACATTCGCTGCCGAGGTGGCCCCACGCATGAATCGCACGCAGATCCCTACCGGAGGCGGTCGCGATGAAGAGCGGTTCGACATATTCAAGGATTATCTCAGATGAGCATGCCTTTCGGCCCGAGTACGCCCGCGCCGCCCCCGCCCCCGCCATCCGCTCCACAAGCGGCCAGCCCATCCATCGCGCAGAACGCGGCATTGCAGAAAGAGACGCTGGCCAATGCTGAAGGTGCGGGCAATAATGGTACGGACGTGACCGGCGGCCAAGGTGCGAAGGCGCCCAGCACCACCGCCTCCAAAAGTCTGTTGGGCGGCTAACCCATGGCAGGCCCCCGGCGCGCTCTGGCTCTCGGCACCACCGAGCAGCCATTCTACACGCATGCATCAACATCGCTGCTGGCCGAGATCCCCGCAGCCGCGCAACCGCGCAAGCCAAAGCAGAAGCAGAACCCTGAATGGCTCGCGCTGTTCAACCATTTGGAGAGCCGGTTCGCATCGCTCTACACATGGCGCACCAGCTGGTGGACAACGTGGGGCCAAATCGCCCGCTACATGCAGCCGCGTCGATACTACCCGTTCATCACCGGCAACCTCTACAATCAGGGCTTGCGCGAGGATTTCGCTATCATCGATCGCACGGCGACGATGGCCGGCGAGGTGTGCGCGGCGGGCTTGATGGCTACCTTGACCGACCCCGACCGGCCTTGGCTTGAGCTGGGCCCGGCCATTCCCAACTTCGACCTCGATGCGCAGGGCAAGACCTATTACGAGGAACTTACCGCCCGGCTGAATTATGTCTACGATCACTCGAATTTTTATGAGAGCCAGGCGCAGCTTTACGAGGATTTGACATTCTTCGGCACCGGGCTGGTGATCGATTATGATGATG